CATGCTTAGCTAAGTTACGGTTACGTAACCGTAGCTTATTTGCTGACCGTTTTGTGACTGTCTTTTATTTTTTTTGTTTTGTTTTGTTTTTGGGCGTGTCGTTTGTTTGTTTGTGTTATGATATAACTATCAACTTCAAGGGAAAGGAAATAAAATGTGGTATTTCATTATTGCTGATGATGGTTTTCAGGTTTTTGAGGTTTTGTCTGACTGTGTGAAGCCTAGTGGCATGTTTCATACAGCGTCGTTGAAAGCGTCGTTGGATGGCGTGTTGTCTTATGTTCGTAGCGCTTATGTTGGGCGTAATGTGGGTGTGGATATTGATAATGCCACGTTTGATCTTGACGGTACGATGGTTGGCATGGTTAAGGTTTCGCTCGTTTGATTGGAGGTCAAATCATGGAATGGCATTATTTTACTGTTGTTGACACGTACACGGGGTTAGACCGTCGTTTTCGGTGGTGTGAGCATCCATGCGACTACTGTGGTGTGGATTACCGGTTTGCAATATTTGATCTAGACCGTGGCCGTTGGGTATCTCTTATGGAGTTTATCGACGTAGACGACGGAATTGCATACTGTCGTGGCATTGATTTTCAAGAGCTTAGTAGGGCTTTTAACAGTGGACCGTGGTGTTATGATGATTGATGTGGTTATTGTTGTTGTCTTGTTTGCGATCCTGCTGATTGCTGCGGGTGCTGAAGTGTTTTCTGAGGCACCGCGTGATATGCGTGACGCAATGTGTTTTCTGGTCATGCTGATTGTGTGCGTGTCTATCGTATTGGTTTTGTAGTGAAAGATCTCTGGTCATGCGTTATTGTGATATGAAGGTTGCTGTGTTTCCGTCTCAACATTGTGGCGGTGATGTGGAATTGTGGTATTGCTCTCATAGTCAGTCGTATAGGCTGAAGTATGATGTGGTGTTTCACTCGCCGGAGGGATTGTGTTCGGCTGTGGGGGTGGCGTCGTATAGTGCTACCGACTATAACCAGGTGGCGGACGTGCTTGTTGACGCTATCGATATTGCCCGCACGCCCTTAATAGAGAGGAGTTAAAACATGTATTTTCGCGGTTGGGTACATTCGTGGGCGTGCGGCACGTGCCCGGACGCTGATAGTTATTGGCGTTTGCGCGCGTTTTGGGCTGGGAGACGGCATAAGCGGAGCGCTACTGATCCTCCGAAACGTTGCCCTGATCGGCGGTTGTGGGCGGTCATGTGGCTGTATGGTGATAGTGATTTTGTTGATGAATTGGAGTTTTAGACATGTATAGTATTTTCGTGGCTCTTGCATACTTGAGGGATGCGCGCAAGCCGCCTATCGAGGTCGGTTATGCGTCCTCATACAAGGATGCGGCGGATTTGGTTAAACGGTGGGCGGCTATCCGGTCTCATACGGAGAATATCGGTTATTTTCGCGTTGAGGAGCGGTACTATGTTTAGGCGTGGTGATGATAGGACTCCGATCTATCGTATGCGTGATTTTGATGATGCCATCATGGAGTCGCCGCGTATTGTCAGGGCTACGCGGGGGCGTACCTGCGAGCTGAATCTGGAACGGTATGACGTTGGATATGGCGATTTTGAAACATGTTGTCGCGCCGTCAATATGTTGTGTGAGTTGTGGCGTGAAGCGCCTGGTGAGTGGTTTACGCAAGCGGTGGTTACTGTATCTCGGATATGCGGGAGTCTGACTATGTGGGACGGACTCTCTGCCGCCCTATCCCGCACGTCCGACGTTGAATATTTGGACGGTTCCATCAATCCGCCTAATTTGATTGCATGGTGCGCGGTCTGTGCCGTCAAGGGCGGCACGTCATATGACTGTTGCACGGTTTTTGATAGTCCTCAAGCGGAAAAACTGATTATTGCCGTGTTTAAAAATTTTGACAGACTGGACATGACACGATATAATGACGTAGAATTGCAAAAAATCTTTGAATAGGAAAGGTAGAATCTCATGGCACGAATGAAAACCGAAATTTTTCGCACGCGCGTCTATGCCGTGCTTAAGGGCATGGAATTAGTGGATGGTGACTTCCTGGAAGCGGAGCATGTTATCGACGGACGTTTGAAAGACGCACGCGCGTATTCGATTCGTGCGAAGAAACTGTTTCCGGATTTCATTCCACGTTCTATCAACATTTTTTCGCAAAAGGTCTCAATGAATGAGGAGACTTTTTATAAGTATGCGACTTTTGAGGAACCTCAAGAATGGAACCCCGAAGAACATACAAACAAAAGACACGCCGACGTTAAAAATAACGAAGACGTGTGATATAAAAGATTTTAGGCATAAGCCTGAAAATAAAATAACAACAATCTAGGAAAGGTTAACCAATGGAAAACACCAATACCGCACTCGTCGCGTTCAACACCGAGAACACCGAACTTGGCACCGTCCAACACTTCATCGACACAAGCACTCGTGAAGGCAAGATCAAGCTCTACAGCGCATTGCAGAACGCCGAAAAGCTCGACGAACACCTCAACGAGCCGCTGAACATGACGAACGCAGTAGCCCAGGCCGTGCAGGTGACCGACGACCAGACCGGCGAAATCTCCAACACCGTGCGCGTCGTCATCGTGACCGATGACAACAAGGCGTACGCGGCCACCTCCCCCACTCTCGCGGCGGGACTCAACACCATGTTCGGGATCTTCGGCACGCCGAACACCTGGACGGAACCGCTATGCATCAAGGTTGTCGAACGCCGCTCCCGTCGTGGCTTCAAGTTTTTCAGCATCGAGCCGGTGGACAAGGAAACCAAGTGAGCTTGCTATAATAACTGAGTAGCGTTCATCCATAGAGAGCACCCAACTTGGGTGCTCTCGCCATCTTAAGGACTGTGCCATATGTCTCGAAAGCAAAAGCATGTCAAGGCACGTCAAGCCGCGCAAGCACGCGCCGCCCGTAATATCAAACAACTTGGCAGTTACTCCTATTCCAATCTCGCCAAAACCGCAGACCAACAACTAGTCAACATCGCGAAAACATTAGGCAAAGAGTGGGAACGGCAGAAGAAACATGCCATAGCGGAAGCGAAAGCAACCCCATACCACACCACCGCCATCGAAAAGCCGACGAAAAAAGACATCATGTTCGCAGGGCGCACACCCATCACAGACGCGCAAATTCAGGCGGAGCCGGTGGCGAAGCGACGTAAACTCTTGCGACAGCAACAGCGGAAAATCAATGCGGCACGACGGAAAATCAACGAATGGAACAAAGCTCAGGCCATGCCACAACGTAGCGTGTATGATCAGCGTGTGGCCGAGATCACCGGCACCACCGGTGAAGGCTTCGGACGTAATCAGATCATCCCATCGAAACTCACGGACTTCCTGCAAATGACCGACGTGCTGAGCGATGAAGCTTTCGTGCGCTCCCAACTGGAAAGCGGCCATCGCAACGAACTACTGGATCAGATGCACGATGCCGCAGAAATATTGGGATTGCGCACCGAACGAAAAAGCAAACCGTCCAAAAAGCAGGGAACAGGCAAACAGACTAAAGAATTGTATGGTGATCATGATTGGCCTTCCTATATGAGCCGCGAACGTTATGAGGTGTTCGAGAAGATCTTGGCTACCACGCTCGGCTCGAAACGGTTGAAACGATTCCGCCAACTCTCAGCCGCACAAAAACGCGCGTTCATCGAACAGACTGACGCCCCCCGTATCGTGTTCGACTGGACGGTATATGACCCAGTGCGCCACGGTTTTACTTCAGTGTTCCGTGACAACAGCGAGGGCTATCAGCGTTCGCGACGGCAGTTCGACCGATGGATGATGGAAGCGGGCGCATTGGAAAAGTAGCGGCAGTCAATCAAAGAAAGTTGTACCATGACCAGGCAAGATAAAAGAGTGGGGTTGTGGTGCGCGGATAACGTCATACGATTCACGGACGGAACCGTCTTGCGTGACGTCACCGCGCCTAACTGCCTTTTGGAGTACATAATGACGGGCGGCAAACTCACTATATATGTGACTGACCCAGACACTTTAGATCCGTTTATTGCGCACGTCGTACACTCATTGCCCCACAACGAACACAATGCTAATCTGAGCTGGGACGCCATCATCTCGAAAAAAGGCAAATTTTTCAGCTTTAGCGTGCGTATCGACCGTGAAAATTCCGCACGATTTTTCGATATATCGAATCTTTTGCGTGAGAACTGCCGTATCACCATGACCGGCACGCAACTACTCAATATTCTGCGTGAGTATGATAATCGCAACTTGTGCAAGATCACTGCGGGCGGGGCGAGTATGGAGGCTTTTGCGTCCGGCGAGTGGAAATGGTTTTATGACAAATTCCCGCAACTCGAATCGGATACGAAAAAGTCATTGCATGACGCCTATATCGGCGGTTTCATGTTAGTCAGGGAGGGGGCGTATGGCAAGGCTATTGACGTTGACTGCAATAGCATGTATCCGTCCATATTACGGGACGAGTGGTTGCCGTGGGGTGAACCGGAACCGTACGACGGCAAATATGTCCAAGATGATGCTATGCCATTGCATTGTGACGAACTCACGTTTCGTGCGGAACTCAAACCAAACGGCTACCCATTTCTACTTGATAATCGCAGTATATACGGACTCAACCGGCTCACTTCCACTCGTGGCTATATCACAAGAGTATTGACCGACATTGACCAGCAACTACTGTACGACAATTACGAAGTGACTATATACCAGCATGTTCGAGGGTGGAAGTTCCGCCGCTCAAAAGGCTATTTCCGCTCGTTCGTGGATGAATGGGGTGACTTGAAACAACGGACGACGGGCGAGAAACGGCAGATGGCGAAACTGATCATGAACGCTCTCGTAGGCAAAATGGCGAGTCTGCCCAAGGGCAACGTCATGCTCCCCACCTCCAAAGACGGCATAACATTGGACTGGGATGTCGCCCAGCGCGAAGAATCGAACCTGAAAACCGACTATCTGCCCGTGCCCGTATGGGTCAACGCCTACGCACGCCGCAAGCTTATGGACGTGTGCCACGCGAACGCCGATCGACTATTGTATGCGAACACGGACGGTTGCATCCTGAGCGGTTGGGATCCGGTGAAATCATGCGACATACACCCGACCGAACTTGGGAAATGGAAGATCGCCGCACGATATGAGAAGTTGACTATCCTGGGTATGAACCGGTATCAGGGATGGAGGGACGACGGAGAGGTTGACGTATGCATGGCCGGGAACATGTTCTCCCAGCCCATCCCCTACGAGAAGTTTAGACATGGCGTGCAAGTCATGGATGATTACGGCACAATGGTCATGCTATAATGATCATGTCTTCCTGAGCGTCGATTTTCGACTGGGAGCGACATGAGTCGGACTGCCACGGCTGAGAATGCCGCCGACCCGTGAAAATCACTATCGTGGCGGTAGTGCCCTACGATCTTCAACTCGCGCTCACATGGGACGTTTCGACCCCGCGTGATTGCGGGGTCATTTTATTTTCCGCCACATGATATAATTTTAGCGGAAACATTGCCAATCGTTAGGAGTTTGTATGGCAGACCCAGACAATGACGGCGAGGAAAACACCACTCCGCCGCCGACCGAAGAGGAACGGCAGACCGAAACCGTAGACGATGAAGTCAAGCCGAAAGAACCCGAGCCGGAACCGGATCTGAAACAGGAGCCGGACGTTTCCGCTCGACTTGACGCGATTGAAAAGGAATTGGCCGGACTGAAGGCCATGCTGGACACGCTCGGCTACACCGACCCCGCACCGTCCGACAATGACGGCAACGGAGACAATGACAGCACCGAGTCCATCGAAGATTTGTTCGACTAAAACAGAAAGGTATAAGTAATGTCCAATATTCGACCATTGGCCGGCAAGGGTGACGTTGAGATCTTCAACGCCGTCCGCAACGCCACGTCCCCGCAGTTCCAGACACGCATTCCGAGCGCCACGCAGGGCAATATTAGGAACGCCGTGGACACCATGCGCAACTTCCCCTACCTTCGTGACGAGTTCACCGGCGTGCTGATCCAGCGTCTCATTGGGCTCTATATCCAGCACGCTGATTGGGATGACCAGCTGAAGCTGATCGGCTCCCCGCGCACGCTCAAGCGCTACGGCTCCACTTACGAGCAGGCCGCAGTTGGTCTCGTCAAGGCACGCACTCGCAACTTCAATAAGGAATATTTGGGCGACGACGTTTACGGGCACTACAGTCTCCCGACCGCGTCCGTATTCCACCCGCTCACGTTCGATCATTATTACCCCGTCACTATCCCTGAAGACGCCTTGTTGACCGCGTTCGACGGCGAAAGTGGCATGTCGGATTATATCGCTGAGATCATGAACGCGCCGATCTTGTCCGACCGCAATGACATGTATCTCATGAAGACGCAGACCTTCGCGGAATACGCTCGTAAGGGTGGGTTCTATCGAGTGCATACCCCGGACGTTGGTAAGGCCGACTCGACTGAAGCGGACGCGAAGGGACTACTGCGCCTTATTCAGCAGATGGCGAACGAGCTGAAGGCGTCGCCAATGAGCGCCATGCCACGGTATAATGCCATGAGTTGGGTGACTCCGTGGCGAGATAGTGAAGCGATCTTGTTCGCCACTCCGCAGGTTATCGCCGCTCTCAACGTGGAAGCATTGGCCGCCGCGTTCAACATTGACAAGGTTAACGTCCCGTACCGTATTATCCCGATTCCGGAGGATATGTTCGGTATCGGCGGACAGGGCGGCAAGGTACAGGCCGTGCTCACCACGGAGGACTTTTTCTTCTGCTGGGATGAAATGTTGGAAACGACGAACTCCCCCGTGAACCCGATTGACGGCACGCGCAATATCTTCTACAAGCACAGGGGTAGCATCACTCCGAACCCGTTCGCGAACGCGATCCTGTTCTGGACGGGCAAAGGCTCCAACGAGTCCGTGACGTTGCCGGACACACTCACCACCTCGAAGCCCGAGTTTACCTTGCGCGTGCGCAAGTATGGACAGTCCGCCATCACTCCGGAAAACGTGTCCCGTGGCGACTTGGTGCAAGTCGAGTCCGTCATTACCAGCGCCAACAAGGAAACGGCGACATTCCAGCCAACCGGCATCAAGTACGCGGTCGAGGGCGCAACCTCTCAGTTCACCACCATTGATAACGACGGTATCCTTCGTTGCGGTTTGGATGAAACCGCCGAAACGCTTAAAGTCACCGCCCAGGCCACCTACATCGATCCGGCAACGCCCGAAATCGACCAGACCGTTTCCGCCGCGCTATCCGTGCCGGTCGTCGGCACTTGGCTTGGCGGCTGGAAGGCCGGAGCCATCGAGTCCGTCGAGATCCAGGGCGAAAAGTCGGTCAAAGTGAACGGCAATGTGGCTCTTAAGGCGATCGCCACCAAGACGGACGGCAACACCGCAGACGTGACCAATCTCGCCACGTGGACGGTGGACGCCCACGCGACCATCACCCCCAATGGAGTGCTGACCGGAACCACAGCGGGCACCGCCAACGTCACCGTGAAGTTTGCGGGAGCTGTCGGAACGGCAAAGGTCACCGTCACCGCATAGCGATGATAACCAGCCGCTAAGATAGGTGTGGATAGACTTTATTCACACCTATTATTTTTAGGAGGGTTTTATGAGCGCAAACGACTTGCCTATAAACTTCAGCTACGCGAAATGGACGCCAAACACACGGTTCAAACTCTGCAACGTCCCGTGGGACATGGGCTACAGGGATATCGTAAAATGGGACAGACCGGCTCAGCAAGAGTATTTCAACCAGCTGGACGGCATCGAGTTCACAAACTGCACCATGGCGAAATACGGACTGCCGGTACGACTGCCCGTGCCGTTCGCCCAAGCATGCCAATATAATTATCTGATCGCCACGAACGATTACGATTTTGACACCCCCCGTAGTTGGTATTATTTCATCCAGACATGCGACTATATCAACGCCAACACCACACAGTTAAACATCCAGCTTGACGTGTGGCAGAGCTTCCAACACGATATTACATTGGGTAACGCCTACGTCGAACGCGGCCATGTGGGGATCGCGAACGAGAACGCCTGGAAAGACTACGGCAAAACGTATCTCGACCTACCGGAGGGCTTGGATACCGGCAAATGCACCGTACTCACGAATGAGTCATGGAAACCGCTCATGGATATTGGCACTCACGATGGCGTGAAATATACATCCTACGGGCTGATCATCGTAAGCACCACCGATCTGGACGCCGATACGGGCACCAAGGTTAACCCGGTGGTCAACACCGCCACGGGTAGCGCGTTCGAAAGTCAGTTTAATGGCACATCCATGTACTATTTGGATACGCCCACCGATATTGTCGCATTCTTCACCGAAGGCATGAGCGCACCGTGGGTCACTCAGGGAATTTGCGGCATCTACGCCGTACCACATCTGCCGCAAGCGTTGTTGGACGGACAGCCCAAGAAAACGGAACTTTTCGGCCACTCGGTCGGTTTCGTCGGCAATTGCTGGGAATTGCGCAAGCGTAACGACAATAGCAACGCCCGCTACACGGACATCATCAATCTCAAAAACTTCCGCGATGCTTTCCAGGTGCCGGAACGCTACAAGTATCTGAAAAAGTTCCTCACAGCGCCATATGCCTATATCGAATGCTCGTGCCTGAACGGCACCGTGATCACATACGAGCCGGAACAGATTCCAAGCGCTGACCTGATTATTCGAGAATCATGGAATTACGCGCCACCGTCGCCCCGTCTGAACTTTTACGCGCGCGGCTACCATGCCGGAAACCTGGGCGAACGTCAACCACTAACAGACGGTAAGGGACTGCCTATCGATACGGGCGAAATGCTCAACGCGTCCTTCGGCATGACCAATTTCCCCACCTTCATGACCGTCAACAACGGGTCAGCTCTCGCTCTTGCGAACAGCGCGTACACGCGCCAATACGCCCAACAAAGCGCGGACTGGGGTTTCCAGAAAACTCAAATGGGCATCAACAACGCCTACGCTCAAGCCCAACTCGGCACGCAATATGCAAGCGCCCAAAACCGGCTCGGCACGTCGAACCGCAACGCCATGAACGCCATCAGCAACCAGAGCGCGCAAATGAGTACCGACTTGACGCTGAAAAACCTCGGCTTCAACAATCAGATGGCGCAAATCAACACCATCGGATCGGGTGTGGCCAACGCGGTCGGTTCCGCAGTCACGGGCGATATTGGCGGTGTGGCCGGAGCCATCGCAGGCACCGCAATCGGCGCGTGGACAAACCAAATGACTTACGACAACAACGTGTCAAGCGCGAACCAGCAATTGGCGAACACGCAAACCACCAACAACGCTTCAACGTCACAGGCCAACGCCTACAGCCTCGCGCAAACCAATCTGTCCAATCAGCAGACAATGCAGCTCGCAGATATGAACAAACAGTTGGCTCAGGCGACGGCGCAAGGCGATTACGAGAACACGATCGCCGGCATCAACGCCCAGGTACAACAGACGCAAACCGTACCGCCAACCACGTCCGGCGCATTGGGCGGTGACGCTTTTAATTTGGCTAACGGCCTGATTGGTGTCATGGTACGTTTCCGGCAGATATCGCCCGCCGCCATGCGATCCATTGGCGAAGTGTGGTTGCGCTACGGGTATTACGTGCAAAGGTTTATGAAACTTCCGACAAACCTTATGGCCATGAGCAATTTCACCTACTGGAAACTGCACGAATTGTACATACGTTCGAGCACGTGCCCAGAAGAGTACCGATTGACGGTCAAGGGCATTTTTGAGTCGGGCGTGACCGTATGGACTGACCCCGACAAGATCGGCGTCACCGATTATGCGGACAACGTGCCGCTGGCCGGTATCGCATACTAGATATAATGGAGAGAGCGTAATAAGCTCTCTCCATTGTTTTTTAGGACGGTAATTATGGGCAAACGTAATAACGCGCGCAAGGCCGCGCACTGGGACAACCAGAGCGTATTAGGTTCAATGTGGGGCAATTTGAACCTACCTGAAATGCGGCAATCATTGCGCATTAACCAGTACATGAAATTGATTGAAATGTTGGCGGTGTCGCGTTTCAAATGGGTGAACCTACCCCCGTACATTGATGAAAGATATTTGGAACTGACCCTATTCGAGAACGGTTTGGCGCTCTTTTTCCCCGACAAACGCAAGGGTGTACACCGTTTCATGGTCACGTCCGGCAATATCGGCGGAGTCAACAACTATAATAATCCTACGCTTTTTCAGCCCGTAGCCACGAACTACTCGCACCCGCAAATAGGGTCGAAGGAATGCGTGCCCATTTGGGACAACCAACTTCGTTGCACCATGATCGATGTCATGTGGAATTACGCCACACGATTGGCGATTGCCGACCGTGCGCTTGACGTCAACCTCGACAACATTTCGGTGCCGTTGATCATCGCCACTTCAGAAACCAACAAACTCACCGCCCAAAACCTGATGAAAGCGAGGGAAGACGGAGACCCGTACATTTATACGTACGACTCGGCGGACATTACCGGCATGTTCCAGACCTTCCCCAACGTCACCCCGTTTTTGGCGGATAAGATCATCACGACGAAAACGCAGATCTGGAACGAACTCGTGAACTATCTTGGTATCGACAATTCAACCACCGAGAAGAAAGAAAGGTTGCTTGAGTCGGAAGTCACGGCTGGAAACAGTCGTACGAACGTATTCCGCCTGAGCTACTTGAAGGCGCGTCAGCAGGCGTGCGACACGATCAACCGACTGTGGCCGCAAATGGCCGACTCCGGGAAACCAATCGGCATCGAATGGAACGACACCACTTCAGGCGGGCTCCTGGACGTTGACGGAAACAAGGAAGAGGAATAAATATGGTGCAGGACTTGAGCATGTACGCCATCAAAGACAGCATGGCGGATTACACGTTGACGCTTGGCAATCTGATCGCACGCGGTTTCGATACGGACGAAAAACTGCATTTGAGCGCTCAATATTACCCGATTTTCGACGAAAACTATAGGGCGAAACTCAACGAGAAAATCGTAGCCCACTACGCGCTCAGGGAAATAGGAAGCGAAACCCCGCAAATGTTCATATTTTATTTGGGGCGTACCATGCGGGAGCAGATGGACTATTTCAACCAACTCTATCTGTCCGCCCAGCGCAAGTTCGACCCCTTTATTACGTCGGATATTAAACAGACTATGGACTCGACGAGCACGAACGAGTCCAGCGGCAAATCGAGCGGCACACAGTCGAACGAGTCCAGTGCCAACAGCACGTCCGACACCACCGCCGACAACTCCAGCATGACGTTCAACAGCGAGTTTCCGCAGACTCGCATTGACGATTTTCGCAAGTACGCCACAACCGCATCACAAACGGACTCGATAGGCAACACGCATACAAGCACACAGCAGGACAGCACGGCCACCGCAACCAGCACGAGCAACACGGATTACGCACATTCCTCCGACAAGGGCAATTCCACCTCGCATACCCTGGGAACCAGCGGATCCCAGTCCCAGCTCTTGCAGGATTGGCGTAACACCATGCTCAACATCGACATGATGGTCATCAACTCGCTCGAAAACCTTTTCCTCGGCATGTGGGGGAGTGGTGACAATATGACCAACGTGCCACAACTGTATTCCACGTCACTCGCCTACAATCTCGGTCACTAGAGTATACTTGACATTGACAGTTAGGAGGATTATGGACGGTATTAACCTATGCGCCGCACCGCTCGATATTGACCCGCGGCAACGCTATTTCACCACGGTTCAGCCGTTTTCATACCGGGACACGCTTACCGTGCTCGGATACGTGCAGGAGGTGGCCGAGCATCTCGACCAACTCAGGGAACAGCTCGACAATCTCGCCCAGGATGAGAACGCGGACGTTGAAGCCATCAAGCAGCTGATAGCCGGTTTCAACGGGCAGTTCGAGCGCATCAATGAAACCCTGGATGACTTGGAAAAGCAGGTCGGACAATATGAAGACTCCGATTTGACCTATAATCCGACGCGTGGCAAGTACGAGGACTCGAAAAACACTCATCGAGACATATACCGCGAATTGGCCGTATTCGGCGCGCGGGTTAATCAGATGGCTACCGTAACCACGGCTCAGGCGGCACAGCATGATTGCATCACTTGGGCGGTGTTGGGTAATAAGGATATCTTCGGCAACCCGGATCCGAGAGTCACACCCCGACCTCAGAATCAGCGACCGACACCGCCACCGAAATCACCGGAAAAAGGATATATTCCAGTCGACAGAGCCACGTCACCGGGGACCCAAGCGACATATTTCATTGTCCACGAAAAAGGGAGGGAATGATGGATGTCAAAAAAACGATAAGCTCGATAACCGTTCAGGGGAAGAAAGATTCCGAAGGCCGCGACTTTAGAACCCAGCTTAATATCGCGCTCTATGAAGTATGCTCTCAAGCGGGGTTCGACGTGCAAAAGGATGCGGACAAATTTTTACTCTTGCGGGAACTGCATCCACATCAGAGAAAGAGAAGATCATGAATGAAAATGACGAAAACCGCGACATGTACGGGCGCACCACAACCTACGGGCTACCTCTCTACACCGATGATACCCCGTCCGATCTGCGCGACGGATATAATCGGGCAATGGTGATGATCGATCGACTCATACACCAACTGGAAACCCTCATCCGTGAAACCAAGGGAGCAAACCAATGACCACCATCTACGACAAAACCGACAATTACGGGCTTAACCTTTACGGCGACGCCGACCCCGCTGACCTGCGCGACGGATATAACGGCTCCATGCGTACCATTGATGATACGCTCGAAAAGCACCTCAACCGCATCGAAAGCGTCGAATCGCGTGAAACGCATGATGAGGAAGTGGTCAAGGCGCTGGTTGGTGATAATACCGTAGACGCCGCCACCACAGCTAAGACCAAGTGGGATAAAGCAGGAGTGGACGCCACCACCGCCATCAGCAAGGCCGACTCCAACGCGACGATTCTCGCCGCGCTCGGCGCGGACACCGCCGCACATGCCACCGACGCGAAAACCAAGTGGGATAAAGCAGGAGTGGACGCCACCACCGCCATTGGCAAAGCCGACTCGAACAAAACCATCCTCACCGCGTTAGGGGCCGACACCACCGCGCACGCCACCGCGAATAAAACCAAGTGGGATAAAAACACTACGGACATCACCACACTATCCACTTCGGTTGGCAATAATTCCGTGCAGATTGCGCAGATTCTGGAAAAACTGGGGCAAGCGCAATATGAGGACGGATATTTAGTGACGTTTGGCGACTCGTACGCCGACAGCACGCAAAGGGAGCGTACGTGGTCATACCAATTGTCCACCATGTTTCCGGAATTGCAGTGGAAAAACTATGCGAAGAGCGGCGCAGGGTTTAACGTGTCCGGCATTCCGACGTTTGCCCAGCAGGTTGCCAATTGCGTGGCTGATATTAGTGTGGACAACGCTAAAGTCAGGGTTGCCGTATGCGCAGGCGGACGCAACGACATCCTGGAGTACAACACCGGACTACCCAAGGCACGTGACGTAGTTGTGGCGATGAAGACGGCGTTTCCGAACGCGATCATCGTGATCGCCCCGATGCTCTTCGACCGTGCCACTCTCGACGAAGGGGGGATGCGGAAATATTCCGCACTGCTTGACGGTGCGATCGCCGCCGCGACCGGAAACCGTCGCGTCGTGGTAGCGGACAGCGCCTACGTTTGGTGCAAGGGCGAAGACGGTTGGTTCCCGTCGGGAGACATTCACCCTAACGAGACTGGGGCCAAGGCTATCGCAAAATACCTCTACACGGCTTGCCGTGATAGTTATCGCGGTAGACATGCGTACTCCATCTCCATGTTCGGCTCCATGCCGGTGGAGTTCACTCTGCAAAACGGCGTTATCACGGTAGACGGACAAGGCGATATCCCATCAATCGGAGAGGGCAAGGGTGGAACCTTGGCGAAATGGACGTATCCACGTCATAACATTTGGTCATGGATAGTCACCGGCAGCTCCACCTCAAAGCCGACGCTAGGCTATATCGCACCTAGCGGCGAATGGGGTATCTACAATGCGACCGTAGCCGATCAAGGCCATGCGAGCTTCACGGCATCCTACGCCGCTTAATCTCCGATAATCCACGCATAGCCATGCCACTATAATGGTGGCATGGCTATTACTTTCGATGATTGGGTAAAACAGGCACAGGGTCGTTATTGGGATATGGACGGCGCGTATGGGGCGCAGTGCTGGGACTTGTGGGCTAAATACAGTATGGATATGTACGGCATGAGTATCCAGGATTGCATCACCCCCACCGGTTATGCGGGCGGACTGTATACCGCATACCCCGTGTCCGCACGGTGCGAACAAGTGTACGAACGTATTCCCGCAGACGGATACGCGCCCGCGGCTGGGGATGTCGCCATATGGGGATACGGCACGTATACCCCTTACACTCATGTGGCGATAGTCGCCGGTGACGGCGTGAAAGACGGGAACATTTACGTTATCACGCAAAATCCAGACGCTAGCGCACTCAAATGGTTCCCCACCACCGGACTGTTAGGTTACTTGCATCCCCGTACCATGCCGAAACCGGACGCCGATAATCCGACCGGCACCAACAACCAGGGCAACCCCGACACGGCACGCGGGGGAGCGTGGATACATTGGCAGGGCGACAACCTCTACTTGCACGAGACCGACAATGCCGGGGCGCGGACACGGATCTTTTACCGTACTGCGGCCAATAATTTTTCCGAAAAAGCGTCACAATCCCAGCCGTCAGACTCGCAAGGACAGGGGCACCCGTCCAGCTCGGTCAGTACGGAAAACTCGTACGCCTTATATGTGGTCGGTACCGTTGAGTCCGGTTTGCGCTGGGATGCAGTGGAAGCCGCCAATTTGCAGGGCATTGGAATTGCGCAATGGAGTTTCGAGCGCCGCCTGCAAGTGCTCAACGCGATGAAAGCCGCCGATCCAACCGGATACAATGCGTTCAGAACCGACGCGCCTGAAATAGCGGCACTCATGGAGTCGGGCGGCACGTTCAAACGTTCTCTTACCTCAGCAGAAGCTGCCGCGTTCCGCACATGGGCGGGGCGGAGCGAGTCACGTGACGGGCAACGCAAGCAGTTCGCGGAAGACTACGCAGGCTATCCTAAAGAGTATGATGACACGAAAATGCAGATTCTTTGGGTAACCGCATATCACCAATCCCCCGCGAACGCCCTTAAGGTGCCGAAGGCGTCGAACCTCGCACAGCTCAAAAACAACATTCTGAGCACGTTCCCGTTCGGCCCGTACACGACTCGATACAATCAGGCATATTCGTTGCTGAGTGTGTGGGATGGCAAGTCTAATCCGCCAGCGTTCTAAAGTGTGGTATACTTGATAGTGGCGGTGGTTATGTGATGACCTTTCCCTTGAACGGCCGCCAGATGATAGGTTGTGGAGGGCGTGCGAGTCATGGCGCACGCCCTCCACTGGTTTCAGGAGGTTTGCAGGCATGACATTGCAGACGCTTGACGAGGGCGATTATTACGATCTGCATAATCTGTTGACGCGAAACGCTCCATGGAATTTCATAATCGGCGCACGCGGACTCGGCAAAACGTTCGCCGCCAAACGATACGGCATTAAGGAATACATCAAGCACGATCACGAGTTCATTTACCTGCGTCGCACGGATGTGGAACAGCACCGCAAGGAAACGTTTTTCAAGGACATCCAAGAGTTCTTTCCCTCGTACGAGTTTCGAGTCAACGGCGAAAAAGGACAGATCCATAAAACGTCATGGGATGAAAAGGACTGGAGGACATGCTGTTATTTCGTCGCCCTCTCCCAAGCGGGCGGATTGAAATCAGTCGCCTACCCTAAAGTGCACTTGATTATCTTCGACGAAATATTCCCCGACAACCTACGTTTTTTGAGTAATGAAGTGAACAGTTTCAGCGAGTTTTACAATACGGTTGACCGTTGGCAGGATAGAACAAAAGTTCTATTCCTCTCCAACGCGGTTCAAAAGGCTAACCCATATTTCGCCAAATACCGACTTGACATTGGTTCCCAGCAAGCCAACCAACAACAATACAAGCTATATTGCGGCGGCTTCGTGTGTCTCGAATTGGCCGATTATGGAGGATTTTCCGCGAAAGTCGCACAGTCGAAATTCGGCAAATTCCTTGAGCAGTACGACGGGGATTACGCCGACTATGCGATCAGAAACAAATTCCGCGACGAATCAGACACGTTACTAGCGCCAATTCCTGACGATGGCGAACTGTCATACGTGCTGGACACTACCGACTACGCGCGGTTTGGAATATGGGTTTCCGTGTCAGAACGCGACGGGCATGTTTCACAATATGTTTCACGACGCATACCCAAAGACAACAACCGGCCAACATACACGCTCGACCCGAACCATGTAGACGAAAAAACATGGTATGTCAAAAAGTCAGATGATATAATAAGGCGACTCACCACCGGCTATAGACTTGGCAAAATACGTTTCGACGACTCACAAGTAAAAGCCGACTTTGGTTTGATCATAGGAGAATTACTAGGAAAGTAAGGAAACAATCAATGACAATGACGACAACGGACATATGGTGTGTATTCGCAGTAGTTTTCTTCATCATTGTGGACTACGCCACCGGTATCGCAAAAGCCATACTCAACAACACGTTGAGTTCACAAAAAATGCGACAAGGATTATGGCACAAGTTCGCCTACCTCATGCTAACCCTGGTAGCCTATTTCATAGATATGATCAATCTCCACGTTGACCTGGGACTTCCAGTCAGCGTATTCGTATGCACCGTAGGCGGCATCAGCCTAATCGAACTCACCTCAATCCTGGAAAACATCACCGCCATCAACCCCGAGCTGGCGGACGCACCGTTTATGAGTGTATTCGCGCAAAACAATACCCCAAAACACAGGAAGGAAAACTAACATGAATATTCAAGAATGGATGAACAACGTTAACGGCAAAATCATCGACATGGACGGCGCATACGGCGGACAATGCTGGGACCTATGGAGCAACTACGCCCGCAACGTATACGGCATCCCAGCCGCCGACACCAACACCGTAGACGGATACGCCGCAAGCGTCTACACCGCACGATATGACCGATCCAAAGCACTGCAAAACACGTTCACCCGCGAAGCAGGCAACTACACGCCGGTTTACGGTGACGTGGCATTCTGGAACGGCAACGGCATGAACCACGTAGCCATCGTGGTGCGAGACAACGGCAACGGCACCCTGGAAACCATGTCACAAAACCCAAACAAAGCCGGATACGTGACCCTCACTAAGAACGGTATTATCGGCTACTTCCACCCCCGCACGGCAAGCAATAACGTAACCATCACGCCACGAACCTACAAAGTCAACGTAGACGTGCTCAACGTACGATCTGCACCGTCAACCTCAGCACAGATAGTCGCCCAATACCACTACGGACAGACAGTCAACCTATCCGAAGGCGGCGTGATCGCAGACGGATACATTTGGGCACACTACATAGGATATTCAGGCAAAACCCGATACGTAGCACTCGCACCCGCAGACAAGTCAATGTGGTATCTCGTATTCGCCTAAATTGACAGCATAAAATAAGCCCCTAGGTTAATAACCTAGGGGCTTTACTATTACCACGTCCGAGCAAACGTTTCCAAATCTTCAGCAGAAAACAGAAGCAAATCGTCATCCGTTTCATAAGGCAAAATGAATTGATACGAATCATACAAAGCTACCTCATAATCATCAACGGCCTGATCACGATCAATCGAACTCGTAACGCCTTCCTTGACACCATGAAGCGTCACAGACGGGTCATCCCACAAAGTGGTCAGCAGTTCATTCTTTTCATTGAAAGTCATATTTGAAATCATCATTTTATTTTTCCTTTCCCTTGTGGTCAATACTTTATTATAACACAAACAAACAAACGACACGCCCAAAAACAAAACAAAACAAAAAAAATAAAAGACAGTCACAAAACGGTCAGCAAATAAGCTACGGTTACGTAACCGTAACTTAGCTAAGCATG